CACTCTTTCCCTACACGACGCTCTTCCGATCTAATTTGCGTTTTCGATATAGTTCTTTATCATTTTACACTTTCCTTTTGTATAGTAACTGTCTTTAATGACAGTACTTGTATTTTTATCATTACTTGCTATAATTATAATTGAACACGATGATTGTGTCAATTAAAAAGAAAAGAGAGGTAAGTAAAATGAGAAAACAGCTTAACATTACTGAGGGAATTTTCCCGATGCCGGTATTGATGATAGCCACATACAACGAGGACGGCAGCGTGAATGTTATGAACGCCGCATGGGGAACTATGCAGGCCCGTGATATTGTTGCGTTGAATTTGTCCGAATCACACAAGACAGTAAAGAATATCAAGGCCAGAGGCGGTTTTACAGTGAGTATCGCCGATGCCTCTCACGTTGTAGAAGCGGACTATTTCGGTGTTGAATCCGGCAACAGAGTGGCCGATAAGCTTGCAAAAAGCGGAATGACAGCGTCAAAGTCCGAGGTTGTAGATGCTCCGATAATCAACGAATTTCCTTTGTGTCTTGAATGTAAATTTATTGAATATCAGGGTGATGAATACGGCTGCGGCGTAATAGGAAAGGTTTTGAAAGTTACAGCGGATGAAAGCGTTATGGAGGGCGATAAGCTCAATATGTCACTGGTAAATGCCATTGCATTTGACCCATATACCCACGGCTATTATAAAGTTACTGAGAGAGTGGGGGAAGCCTTCAAAGACGGTTTGAAGCTGAAAAAGTAAAAAGATTTATCCAAAGGGTTGCGCTTTAGCGTGACCCTTTTTAAATGAATAAAAGTCCACGGCTGTCGTAAACACTGGCTGTATTTTGGTTGCCGCATCTTATTGCCCTGTCCAAAGCCATAATGGCTGCAACGGCTCCGTCAATTTTTTCAGAAGATTTTTCTTTGTCGGGTTTTATATTTCCCGCAGGGTCTGTTCTTATGAAAATGTTGTCCATCATCCAGCGGAGAACCGGTTGTCCGCCATGGGCAATCTTTTCTTCTAACACCAGCTTCATAAGCTCTTTGGTGGGTGGCGACATATCCTTAAATCCCTGACCGAATGGAACAACAGTAAATCCCATGCCCTCAAGGTTCTGCACCATCTGAACAGCACCCCAGCGGTCAAAGGCTATTTCTCTAATATTGAACCGTTCTCCCAACCGCTCAATGAACTTTTCAATGTAACCGTAGTGCACAACATTTCCCTCGGTGGTCTGCAAAAATCCCTGCCGTTCCCACAGGTCATAGGGGACATGGTCACGGCGGACACGCAGATCCATGTTTTCCTCAGGTATCCAAAAGTAGGGGAGAATCACGTATTTATCGCCCTCGTATTCAGGAGGGAAAACCAGAACAAAGGCTGTTATATCGGTGGACGATGAAAGGTCAAGACCGCCGTAGCACACACGTCCCTCTAAATCCTCTTCTGAAACAGAAAAAGCACACCTGTCCCAGCGTTCCATAGGCATCCAGCGAACAGCTTGTTTAACCCATTGATTTAGCCTTAGCTGACGGAATGAGTTTTCCTCACCGGGGTTTTGCTTTGCAGATTCACAGGCGTCCTTTACCTTGTCTATTGAAACGGTTATTCCAAGAGAGGGGTTAGCTTTTTTCCACACCTTAGGGTCCGTCCAGTCGTCGCTTTCCTCGGCTCCGTAAATAACAGGGTAAAAGGTATGGTCAATTTTTCTTCCGTCAATAATGTCTTTGGCTTTTTGGTGTATCTCGTAGCAAATGGATTTTGTATCGTTGCCAGCAGTGGTTATTAAAAAATATAAAGGCTGCATTCGGGCATCGCCTGAACCTTTTGTCATAACGTCGAAAAGCTTTCTGTTTGGCTGTGTGTGAAGCTCATCAAAAACCACGCCATGGGTGTTAAAGCCGTGTTTGTTTCCCACATCAGCGGATAAGACCTGATATATGCTTCCGGTGGGTTGATAGATAAGCTTTTTCTGAGAGTCCAAAATCTTAACCCTTTTGGAGAGAGCCGGACACATCCTTACCATGTCCGCCGCCACATTAAAAACAATGGAAGCCTGTTGACGGTCGGCGGCACAGCCGTAAACCTCGGCACGTTCCTCACCGTCGCCGCAGGTGAGAAGCAACGCAACAGCCGCCGCAAGCTCAGACTTTCCCTGCTTTTTTGGAATTTCTATGTATGCCGTGTTAAACTGCCGGTATCCGTTCTTTTTGACAATTCCAAAAATGTCACGGATAATCTGTTCCTGCCAGTCGATAAGTTCAAAGGGAGTTCTCGCCCAAGTACCTTTTGTGTGGCAAAGACACTGAATAAACCCCACGGCATAATCGGCTAAGTCCTTGTTATACCGGGACCCCTCCGCCATAAATGAAGTGGGCTTGTACTTTTTAAGCTTTCTGATAAATGTCACCTCCTAAGAATAGATATGAAAAAAGCGCCTGTTTCCAGACGCTTTCTTAATATTTGTTATTCTCCTAAAATATAGAAGCCTATATAATGTTTTCCGTTATTTAACCAGTTGAGCAAGGTTTGATATTCTAACGGCTTTTTTATTTCTATTAGCTGTATAAAGGAATTTATCTGTTCTTGAGTATAAAAATTGATACCGAACGGGTCAATGGAGCCTTGTTTTAGATTTGCATAAAGTCCTTCGGTAATGATTTCCCCGTAATGAGTGAAAAATATTTCTAAATCATCTCCGTAAACATACAGAGAATCGTTTTTCCAGTGCTGTATTGAAGCTGTTGTGAGTATTTGTTCGACGGTCGTGTTTTGAGGTAATAGACAATATTGAAACTCTATAAAATCCGAACCGCCGAATTCTCTGCGTTCTTCCTGAGTCTTAAATTTATGAAACAGCAAACAATCACCCTTTCAGTCAGATATTTCTTATAAAATAATATCATAGCAGCAGTGTTGTTTCAATAACTGTTCCTGTGAATCACTTCCAAAATCTTTTCCTGTTCCTCTAAACTTATTCCAAGACTTGAAAGCGCTTCTTTTATACCGCAGTCCGGACAAATAAGTGTTTTACCGTTTTTTCTCGAAAGGGCGGGTCGGGCAGTGTATGTCTTTCCACAGCAGGGGCAAATGTTTGTTTCGTGGCTTTCGTTTTTCATATGTTACCTCCGCAGTTTAAGTAAGCGTTTATCAGTGGTTTATTGTCAAATCCGAAGTCTCTGTAACCCTCAAGGCAGGTTCTAAGGTACAAGGATGAAGGCTTTCCAATGGGTCTGTCCTCGTGCATGATATAAAGAAAAACCTTTATATTTCGCACCTTTCCGGTTTTTATTCCCTTGACTGGAAGTACAATTTCTTTTTTATAGTAAAAGACAGGGAAGCCCTCGTATCTATCAAGGGAAAGCTCATCAGCTTGTGTCACTTCCCAAACAGCGATTGGAACCTTGCAGTTTTCTTTAGGCTCAACTGTTAAATAATAGCCGGTTTTACTGCCTTTGAACAAAAGCTGATTGTTCTCAAGTACCGATGTTCCGATAATTCTCGCCTGTGGACAGCGCATTTTCATCTGTCTGATATTGAGATTGCTTCCGTATGCTCCGTAGTAACGTTTTTCCATAATATTCAGTCCTTTCAAAATTTTATCACCACCTTAAGACCGCCGAAGCGGTCTGAGTAGTTTTTTATTGTGTTCAGGCAACTCTGCCGTTTCTGAAGGCTGAATCTCCGGAAAGCTTTCTTGTGAGAATATCTCTGGCAGTGGCAAATTCCTCACCGATAAATCCAAGTCTTAAAAGCCATGTTCTCATTGCGTACTTTGGATTTTCGTTTTGTTGTGGCTTTGGACTTGCAGTTCTCACTGTTTTTGCCATTTGGCTCAATGCCAGGCAAAGCTGAATGTAGCTTTTAAGCTGTCCTGCGTGAAGTCCGTTTTGTCTGCCGTTTTCTGGTGCGTCGAATTGGAAAAGTCTGAATTCAACTGTTCCCTTTGTAAAGGTTGCGTGGAGGTTAAGCATATGGTAGCGGCTGTCGTTGTAGTGGTGCTCCCTGCGTAAATTTGCTCCGTGGCTTCCGTACCAAATGTCCGCAAGCTCCGCCATGGTATTAGGTTTTTGGAAGTTTATTTCCTGTAAAAATTCAGGGTTTACCATCTTACAGTAGCGGTTCATTCTGCCTTTGTCGATTTGCAGTGCTTCCGCCAGCAGGATTTCATGGCTTGCCATAATGTTTGCAAGGTTTCTCAGTGTTTTCGGCGTGTGTCCATTTGCTCCAATGTGAATGTGAACTCCGCAGCCTCTTGTGGCGTCGCTTTTTGCTCCGGCTCTGCGAAGAAGTCTTACAAGCTCCTGCAGTGTTTCCATGTCCTCGTAGTTGAGAATAGGTGTCACAAGCTCGCATTTTTCATCGTTGGGGCCTGCAATGCTTACGTCCTTTTGGAATTTCCATTCTCTGCCTTGTCCGTCCCAGGCTGAAAAGGTCTGGTAGCCGTTTCTTCTTGCTGTGTTCTGGTACCTGTTTGTTCCGAAAAATTCAGCGGCAATCTTTGCGGCTTTTTCTCTTGTGATGTTGTTCATCTCTATTTCAACGCCGATGGTCTGTTTTTTCATTTCGTTAACCTGGTTCATAAGCTTTTCATTCATTTCTGTGTCCTCCGTCTTTCTTTTGGTACACACATATTAACTCTAAAAGCGTACTATATCCAGTGTTTTACTGATAATATATTACACGATGTTGTGTGTCTGTATTTGTGTATTTTTGACATTACAGACACACGTTTATTTTTATCTGAGCCAGCTTTTTAAAAAACATATTGCGTCTGAAAACCCCGCCTGATAATAGAAATTGATTGTTTCTCCGTCAAGAACACCGTATGCGTTTTCACATTTCCTGAAAAGAATTTCCTGTTCAGGTGTCAGCGTGTCCCTGAGCTTTTGAACCGCATCACTAAAGCTTAGATAAGCTTCTTTAAGACCCTCGCTTTCGTTACTGCCGTGATAGTTTATTCTGGAAACAATAAAATCATCAATGGCTTTTTCCATTTTAAATACCACCTTTCCTGATTGGTAGTAACATATATCACTCTAAGAAAGGCAAAAATCAAGCGCAGACAGAAAATTCTCCGTTATGGACAAATGGGTTTGAAAACTTTTATGGGAATGTTTCGCTTTCTGCATTGATCTATAACATACTTTGTTCCTCGGGAGCTTCCGTCCCAAAAGGCAAGAACCAGATCTGCATTTTCAATTATGGTTATGTTTCGCTTGAGGGGAGCGGAGCGTCCGTATTTGCTGTACTCCGGCAAAAACTCAGTAAGCTTTATGTTATTGTACATAGCGTATTCCCTTGCTGATGTATCAACACCTTTAGCGCCGCCGGAAATTATTTCTGTAACATTTTCGGGGAGATATTTTCCTAAATCATTGACATAAAGATTTCTTGAACCAACAACTGCGACTTTCATGTAATCACTCCTAAAAAAATAATAGATATACGGTATATCTAAAAACATATTATAACACATGATAGCTATAAAATAAACATATAATATATCTATATGGAGGCAGTTGTATGGCTATAAAAAGTGTATCAATACGTATAGAGGAAGAAATGCTGGAAAAGCTGGGCTTTGTGGCAGATTATGAAGGACGTTCCGTAAACAGTCATATACTTGTATTGATTAGAGAAAACATAAAAGCTTATGAACAGGAACACGGAAAAATAGACGGTTCTTTAAATCCGGCAGACAATGTAAAGCCGACAAGAAAAAAATAAACTCAGCTGAAAAGAGGAGCAATTATGGATGAAAAGCTTTTGAGATATACATTGAGAGTTGATAGATTACTGTTTAAGAAATTCAGATATATAGCGGAGTCTGAGGGACGTTCTGCAAATAAAGAAATAGAACAATTTTTGAAAAAGCGTGTAGCTGAATACGAAAAGGAAAACGGTAAAATTCCGGTAGATAACGGTGAAAATAACTGAATTTTAAATGTGTTTTATGATGAAGCAGAGAGATCTGTTTCATCATTTTTTGTTGTCACAATCTCATCGTATCTGTATTTCTTACCGTCACGAATAACAAATACACCGTCAGATGAACCTGCCTGCTCTATGTAGCGATTGACTATAACGTCGCAGAATTTTTCGTCAAGCTCAATGGTGTAACAAATTCTTTGTGTCTGTTCGCAGGCAATAAGTGTTGAACCGGATCCGCCGAAGGGGTCAAGGACCACAGAGTTGCTCATGGATGAATTCATTATGGGGTATGCAAGAAGGGGAATAGGCTTCATAGTTGGGTGGTCGCCGTTTTTCTTTGGTTTGTCAAACTCCCAGATTGTTGATTCCTTTCTGCCTGTATACCACTGGTGTTTTCCTTTTTTCTTCCAGCCGTACAGCACAGGCTCATGCTGCCATTGGTATGGGGAACGCCCGAGAACCAAAGACTGCTTTTTCCAGATACAGCATCCGGAAAGATAAAATCCGGAATCTGCAAAAGCTTTTCTAAAATTCAGCCCCTCGGTGTCTGCGTGGAACACATAGATAGAAGCATCGTCAGCCATTGCACTTTCTGTGTTCTGAAAGGCGGCAAGGAGAAAATCATAAAAGGCAGTGTTATCCATATTGTCATTTTTAATTTTTCCTGCGGAACCCTCGTAATTTACATTGTAAGGTGGGTCGGTAATCACAAGATTGGCTTTAATGCCGTTCATAAGGATTTCAAAGGTTTCCTCCTTTGTGGAGTCGCCGCACACAAGTCTATGTCTGCCCAAAGTCCACACATCTCCAAGTCTTGAAAATGCAGGCTTTTTAAGCTCATCCTTCACATTGAAGCTGTCCTCCTTTATATTTTCCTGAATAGTGTCCTTGTAAAGCGCATCTATCTCGGCAGGGTCAAAGCCGGTGAGGGATATGTCAAAGTCCACACCCTGTAAATCCGCTATGAGCATTGAAAGCTTGTCCTTGTCCCAATCGCCAGAAATCTTGTTAAGAGCGATATTGAGGGCCTTTTCTTTGTCCTCGTCCATTTCCACAATCACACATTCAACCTGTTCTATTCCCAAGTCAATGAGAACTTTAAGTCGTTGATGACCGCCGACAACTCGTCCTGTTGTCTTGTTCCAAATAACAGGTTCAACATAGCCGAACTGCTCTATTGAGCGTTTCAGCTTTTCGTATTCCGGGTCGCCGGGCTTTAAATCCTTTCTAGGATTGTACTCCGCAGGCAAAAGCCCAGAGATATTTTTCTTTTCAATAATCATAATCACAGTCCTTTCCTTGCACTGAGCAATCGTTCCATCAAATCGTCCTGTGGGTTTGCTCCCGAGTATTCGGTGGAGCAGTTCTCCTTGACGATTTGATATATTTCATTCCATAGCCTGTTGGCTTGGTTCATGTAGTTAATTCCAATATTGATAAAGGGGGAGGGAATGGGTTTCCCTGTGGTTGGGTGCTTGGAGAGATACCCAAGGGTTGAGGTCATCTCCTCGCACTGAATCCAGCGGGCGGCGCACATGGCGTAACGCTCAAGAAGCTGAGGCGAAACCACAGCGGTACATCCTATAGATTTGAGCCAGTTCCATGTTTCCTCGTAAATATCCTTAGCCTGTAACTTTTCGCCGTCACGCTGAGTAGCTGATAAAAAGTCGTGAGGCTTTGGCATTTCAACACCGCTCACGTCCGAAATATCAAGAATTTTAAGCTTCTTTCCGCCATTATTACCATTTTCAATTTTTTCTGCAAGAGATTTTTTCTTGCGGCCGGCTCCAGGTCTTGCACCGCCCCGTCCGCCGGTGTTGTTGGATTTAGTAGGCACTTTCTCACCGTCCTCGTTGTTAATTTGAAAATAAAGATGTATAATTAAATTAGAAAATCTATATTCATGGAGATATTTTATGATAAGAAAATTTAAGAAAAATGATTTACCTGCCGTTATGCAGATATGGCTTGATACGAATATTAAAGCGCATGACTTTATTCCAAAGGAATACTGGGAAAGTAACTATGAGATAGTAAAAGAAATTTTGCCTGACGCAGAAATATATGTACATGAGGATGACACCGCCGGTTTCATTGATGGTTTTATCGGATTGACTGATAATTATATAGCGGGTATTTTCGTTAAGGAAGATAAACAGTCAAAAGGAATAGGAAAACAGTTATTAAACTATGTGAAAAACATCAAACCGAACATAAGTTTAAGTGTCTATCAAAAGAACACTAAAGCGGTGCGTTTTTATAAGCGTGAGCAATTTAAAATTGTTTCAGAAAATGTGGATGACATTACCAACGAAAAAGAGTTTATTATGGAATGGAATAAATAAATTACTTAACCGTCACAACAATGTGGCGGCTTTTTAATTACCCTTTTGAATTTGACTTTTTTGAACACAAGACCCCAGGCCGCTGACCGATAGAAAAAGTCGTAGAGATTTTTATACCCCTTCCTTTAGCGGTTGTGGGGAGTTCGTGTTCCTAGAACGCCATGGGCTTTCATGTGGCAGGAACGGCATAGAGAAATAAGATTATTTTTCTCGTGTGTTCCTCCGTCAGCAAGGGGTAACTTGTGATGAACTTCCTCAGCTGCCCGGTATATGCCACGGCTAAGGCAATCCTCGCACAGAGGATGTTCGCTTATGTATCGGTCACGTATTCGCTTCCATGATCTGCCGTAGCGTTTATTAGATTCCGGGTCACGGCGGTAGTGGTTGTACTCATACATTTCTGTTCCTTTGTGTATATGGCAGTAAAGCTCTCCGTCCTCGGCAAGGTTGGGACAGCCGTTCATACGGCAGGGACGTTTTGGCTTTCTGGGCACTGTGTCACCTCCTTAGGGTACAAAAAAGCCTCGCAGGATTTCTCCTACAAGGCTTTCTTCATTTTTCCATTATAATAATAGCATGGGTATGTACTCTCATTCAATCACATTCACTCTCATGTTGCAGAACCAAGGTTACTTCTCTCAAAGCGGTATCGTTCATCCTGTAAATGTGCTGAATACTGTATCCCATATCCACCGCTATTTTTTCCCAAGTCTGAAAGCATAGATAACGCTTTTCTAAAAGTGTCTGTAATTCGGCACTTGGTACGGATTTAATGGCTGCGGAAATCTCTTTTTTAAGGTCCACAAGTTTGTCGATGTCATGGTTGATTTCCTCCTGTAAATCTATTATTTTTTCAACAGCACCCGCCATTTTTGATGTGGCTTTATTGGGACTGTGGGGCATACCGGTCAGCACAGAAGTTGCGCTTACTGCAAGGTCATTTAGGGCGGAAACCTGCTGTATTTTGGAATTTATTTGACTGTCAAGAAATCTGGCCTGTGATAAATATTCTTTAGCTGTCATTTTTACCTCCCATTGCGCTGTCTATTGCATTTTTTGCCTCTTTTACAGAGCGAACCACGAAGGCAAAACCTCCGCTGCTGCGGATTTTTCTTATTGCGGCATTCTGTAAGGGGGTGGTTTTACCCTTTTGAGTTTTAACTTCCAAAGCGATAAACCTGCCGTCAATACAGACTATAATGTCAGGAATACCGGAAGTTCCGTAAATCCCGCCGTGTTCTTTCCAGAAAAAACAGCGGGGGAGAGTTTTAAGATATTTTAAAATGCTTTTTGTTATCTCAGATTCATTCATCGTTAAAAACCTCCTGATAAAAGCTTTTAATTTACACTTTTACAGATAAAAATGTATTTTTACAAAAACAAAAGTTAAAATTTAAAAAGTGTATATAGAAAGTAATATATAAAGAAATAGGATTTTTCCTGTCAAAGTGTCTTTTGTGTTTTGGTAGTTACTGCGGTCTGTCGTCAAGTTTAATACCCGTCAAAATTCTTCGTTTTCCCAGCTTGTCCACATTGCGTTCTATGTGGTCGTTGCTGTTTATAAGCTGCTGAACAAACATTCGGTGAGAATAGGGCTTTAAGCCACATTCCTCGCAATAGGCTTTATAAACATTGAAAAGCTCAGTCGAACCAACAGAATAATCCTTGTCAAGTACACAGCACTCTCTTATAAATGAAAGAACAGAATCGCTGTCCTCTCTGTATTGTTGAAGCTCATTTTTGTTGGCTTCCGTTTCTGAAAAGATATAACCCTTTGACATAAGCCTTTTTAAGCCCTCTAAAGCGAAAAGAAAAATTCCGTCTGCTTCCGCTCTGAATTTATCTATAAGATTTGGGTCACGCTTTTCAGGAGGAACCGTGTGATTAAAGCGAATGATGATTAGCCTGCGGTAAAAGCCCTCGGAACGATCGCCGTAGTTTTTTGGAATACTGTTGCAGGAGAACAAAAGCCTTGCAGTGCAGGAAAAACTAAAAGGATTTTGATTTTTCTTTTCGACTGTCAAATAATCTTCACCTACAAGGGCTTTAAAAATTCCGTTGTCGTCTATGTTTTTTGTGGGCAGGTCTGCAAAGATGTTTGCAAGCTTTCCGAACAGCTCGGCGGTTTTAAATCTTTCATTTAAAGACTGCCAAGACACATTTGAAACATTTTCCTTGCCTAAAAGTATGTCGTTTAAAACACGCAGAAGCACTGACTTTCCAGCTCCGGCGGCTCCTACAATTACAAAACATTTCTGGGCGTAGTTTACCGGAATAAGAAAATAGCCCATTATTTCCTGTATGAGATTTACCTGTTCCATGTCGCCGCCCATTGATTGTGCTAAAAAATCTTTGAAATTTGGACATAGGGCGTCTTTGTCATAGGAAACAGCGAGCTGAACAGTTGAACAGAACTCCGGTGAATGGGGAAGAAGTGTGTCTTCAAGCAAATTGTAAAGACCGTTTTTAAGATTTATAATAAATGGGTTTGAGTTAAGCTCTCGAACATCTTTTTGTATGCGCAATCGCCACTGATGTTCCGCATCGGTGATTTGTGACATTTTGGTTTCTGATGATATCATTTTTTTCTGAATCATGCTCTGAGCTTCCATTTCACTAATTGCACGGTAAACACCGTCGCTGTATATGTAGTGCTGTTGGGCGGCATAGAAAACATGTTCGCTATGTGCAATTTTCTCAGCCAACACACCTGGGAGAAATTTTAATCCGTTTTGTGTTGGTCTGTACCAGTCGGGAACATCGGCGTTTGCTCTTTTCTCTTTGAGCTTTGCATTTGCCTGATAATTTTTGCTTAAATCCTTGTAAACCTGAAAAAGAGAGCGCAAAACCGAGGATTTAAAGTTAAAATGGCTTTTAAGCTCATAATTGATAATAGCTTCTGCGGTAACAGTGTCTTGATTATAAAGATATTTTTCTATAAAGCTTTTCGCTGTCTGCATATCTGTCAGTGAATCTTCCGTAACCTCCAAAGAGGCTAAAATACTGCGAAGAGTTTCCAGACCCATAGGCTTGTAGCAAAGGGAGGCAGGGTATTTGCAGGTACACTGTCCTGATTCCATTTTCGGACATTTAAAGCCCTTTTCGCCTATAGTCCAGCAGGTCATCGGTCTTGTTCCGCTTTCAAAGAAATGATTTATTTTTCTTTGTGTTTCCTGTTTGTTGTAGTTACTGTAGGGTTTTGAAAGATTATGTATTAAAGCCGTTCCGCCCTCGAAGGGTGCAAGGTTTGTTATCATTGCGTACCAGTCGTGTTCAGAAAGGACAGCGGCGTTGTCACGGCAGTGTTTTATAAATTCGCATTGATGAAGCAGTATTTCAAGGCCTTTTTCGTTGCCTCGTTTTATCTCAATCGGCTTTTCTTCAACCTGGGGCAAAACCTGTGATAACTGCTCCTGTGTGTATTTTCTCTCAGGATGAAATGAGATACAGGTAACCATAACAGGCTCCTGTTTACAGTGATAAAATCCGGGCAGACGCATTACACGGCTCTCATTTACACAAACCGGGTCGCCGTGAAAGTGTTTTATAAGCTGCTGCTGAATCGAACGAAATTTCTCTACAGCTGCATTTTTCATAAACCAGTATACATGAAGTGATTTTCGTGTCTTTATAACCAATGAGGGCGGCAGGGGAAAGCTGTCTACAGCTTTTTGCTGTTCCTCAAACGACATGTCGTCCATCTCTACAAACTGGGCGTTAATCCTTGTTATGTTTTCGTCGTAATCTCCGCCGAAGTTCACAACAAAGAAAATACCTCGGCTTTCCTTGTTGTGCTGTTTTAGGGTGTTCTCTATGGAGGAAAACTTTCCAGCCTGAATTTTAAGCTTTGCCCCTTTGAAGATACCTCGCTTTTTGTCGTCAAAGATTCTAAAGCATACAGTGTCCTCTGGATTAAACAAAGACATTAAAATATCCTGTGGCGCTACATCCATAAAATCACCTCCATTCAAAATATCTTATTGTTTTTCCTCTCAACTTGGCTTCCTGAAGCTGTGTCTTTGCGGAAGAGGAAAGAGTATTCCCGAAAAACCACACCTCATTGCAGAAATCCATAAGAGAAATACCGAATATGATACCGAGCTTTCTTTCCTCCGGATCTCCGTCATTTAATATTCTTGGGTAGAGCAGGTGAGGGGCAACAGGGATTTTCCCTTTACCTATAGCGTATTGACAGCATTTAATTGCCATGGAAATATTTTCTGTTTTGCTTCCGCTGTGGTTTGAAATTATGTATATCTTGGGTCTTGACAGGATTTCCTGATTTTTCCCCATAAATTTATTTTTTTCTTGTTCCTTTAATACGTTTTCTATGGCGTTTCCTGCAGTTGGGTCTGCATAGCCTTCCTGATTTCTGTACATCTATATATCCTCCAATTCTTCCATAGTTCCAAAGGTCTTACCTGCCGAGGCTTCAGCGATAAGGGGGAGATTAAATTCTTCAAATGGCTTTGCTTCCATACAGCCTTTTATAAATATCACAGCTTCTTTGAGCTTGTCCTCAAGCTGTTTCTTTTCATCACGAAGTGATTTGAGATTGTCTGCAAGTGTAAGCATTTTATTTTCCATATGTAATGTTTCCTTTACTGAAAGTTATTGAAATGGGTTGATTCCCTTTCGGTAGTCGTCAACCAATGTTTTGGCAAAGTCAACCTTGTGGCGTAGGGAATAGAGGATTTTCTTATCCACTGTATTTTTGGCAATAAGGTAGATATAATGACAGTTCTCTTTTTGAGATACCCTGTGGATTCTCGCCTTTGCCTGTTCGAAATTGCTCATGCTGTAGTCAGAGAGTAGAAAACCATTGTTGATGCGGCAGTGAGTGTAATTCCAAGACCTGCTGCGGCAATTTGACCTAAAAATACAGAACAGTCCTGATCTTCCTGAAAACGCCTGATTTCCTCACGGCGGTTTTTTATACCGCCACGAACAGCGGAATATTTTATGTTTTTTCTTTGAAGCAGTTTTTCTATGTCGTTAAGCTCGGTGACAAACCTTGCCATAACAATTATCTTTTTGTCCTCGTTTTTTGCTCTTTCGATAATATCTGAAATGGCGTCGAGCTTTGCCTTACTCACCATAAAGATGTTGCCTTCGTCATCGGTGAGATGTCCTCCGGTAACCTGAGATAGCCTTAAAAGCTTAGTGAGAATATTCACAGCGGAAACGTCAGACTGAGAAATCTGGGTATAGCTGTCCTTTTCGATGTTCTTGTATAATCTCATTGCGATAGGCTCAAGCTCCACATAGCGAACTTCCTCGGTTATTTTTGGAAGGTCAAGACATTCATCCTTTGTAACTCTGAATGCTGCCGAGTGCATTTTCATAAGAAAATCATTTGTCATAGAATTTTTAAATCTCGGTATATGATTGCCGTAACCCACCATGTCAAAATATTTGTTCCTGAAAGCGTAAAAGCTGTCGCCGAATATGTTAGGGTCTAAAAACTTGTATTGGGAAAAGACATCAAGCTCACGGTTTGTTATAACAGTGCCGGTAAGCAGAAGCTTATAACTTGCTTTGTTACCGAGATGATGCATGGCTTTTGACTGGGCAGTTCTCGATTCCTTAAGCTTGTGGCCCTCGTCGGCAATAATAAGGTCTGGATTAAAGTTTAAAAGCTCTTTTTCAATTCGCCATGCGCTTTCATAATTTACGATAACCACCTGAAGCGCATGGCTGTCTATATCATTCAAAGCTTTTATCTTGTCCTCTTTAGTTCCTTTAAGAACAGTTACGGTGTAGGGAAAGTCTGCAAACTTTTGAAACTCCTGTTCCCAAACACACACTATTGATAATGGCGATACAACAAGAACCTTTTTTACCTTTCCGGACAAATACAATGCTCCTGCAATTCCTATGCTTGTGAGAGTTTTTCCGGTTCCCATCTCCATAAGCAGTGCAACTCCTTTGCTTTGAGAGCTTCCCGGAAGCAATCCGAATTTTTCACAGGCAAACTTGAAAGCGCTGTATTGATGTTCATAGGGTTTTACCTTTATGGGCATAATCAAAGAAAAGCTTTCGTCCATTTAATCACCACCGTTGTTTTCTGATATGGCAATTTTGTCGACTGTGTTCCCGGGAACAATAATTGTTATCCCTTGCAATCTGCCTAATATAAGCGTTAAAAGCTTTTTTCTTATAAGGACATTTTTGCATCGCAGAAAATTATTGCCTTTTTGTGATTTTGAAAGGCTTATGTTTAAGCTGTGTTTCATATGTTCAATTCTTTCTGAAGGGAGATTTTTAAGTCCTTCACTATATAGCCACTGGAAAAGGCTTTTTTTAAGGATTTCAGAAAAATTTTTTTAATTTTTAGATCGGAAGAGCACACGTCTGAACTC